GCGAGTTGCATTTTCGTGAGGCGTTGGTGTCGACGGCCCGGCAGAACGGCAAGTCGGTTTTGTTGTCTGCCGTCCTAGGCACCTTTCTGACTGATGTTGCCCGGCTTCGCGGCCGTCCAATGCATGTGTTGTCGGTCGCTAACCGGCTTGATCGGGCGGAAGCGATTCACACCATGTTGGCCCCAATTTTGGTGGAAACTTTTGGGGGGAAATCGTCAAACGTGTTGGGTCGTAAGGGTGTCAAGATGGGTGACGGGTCGACGTGGGAGGTGCGTGCCGCCACCCCCAATTTGCATGGTGGGTCGTATGACCTGATCGTGGTCGACGAACTGTTTGACATTTCTTCGGCCACGTTGGATGACGCTTTGCGGCCGAGCCAAGTGGCCCGCCCCAACCCGCTGTTGGCGTGCTTCTCCACAGCCGGTGACGAAGGGTCGACCGTGATGATTCAGATGCGGGAAATGGCCGTGGCCGAAATTGATGGGGGCGTGTGCGGCGACACCTATTTTGCGGAATGGTCGATGCCACCCGGTGTCAACCCGGCTGATGAGCAGTGGTGGGGATGGGCGAACCCGGCCTTGGGCACCACGGTGACCGTGAAAGCGTTGCGGGCCGCCTCCAAAAAGGAGTCGTTTATGCGTGCTCACCTGAACATGTGGGTGTCCGCCCGTGGGGCATGGCTGGATGCAGGCCAGTGGGCTGACCTGCAAACCGAACAGCCGATGCCGCTCGGAGGAATTTTGGCGGTCGACTCGAGCGTGGACGATGCCCGATATGTGGGTGTCAGGTCGGTGGTGGCCGACAATAAAGCCCACGTTTGCGTCGAATTCGTCGCGAATTCTGAGGATCAGATGTGGGCAGAAATTGAGCGGGTCATGGGCGACCAAACCGTGCAACTGGCGTTGACACCCACGCTGGAGATTCACTGTCCGCCCGTCCTGTCACGTCGCACCACCATCGTCGGGTATGGCGAACTACTCAAATTCTCCAGCCTTGTCAGGTCGATGCTGGTGGAAGGGAAGGTGACGCAACGCGGGCAACGCACCCTCACCGAACACGTTTGCCGTGCCGTGCTCACGAAAACCGCACAGGGCACCGTGCTGTCATCACAGAAATCGCCGGGGCCGATCGAACTGGCACGGTGCATGGTGTGGGCCATCGCCCTGTCGTCGAGGCCGATAACTCGCACGAAACCCATACTTGCGATCGCCCCGTAGCACTATCGTGGGTGCTGGTGTCCGTCCCGTGTCGGGCGGGGCGGCCACCACCGACCAACGGAGTGACCATGGGAATTTTCAGTCGAAGCGTGAACAAAGCGGCGATCAGTCCCGCCCCTGAACCCCATGTGAAAGCGGCCGCCGCCGGGTCAGGTTCCCGTGACGGTTACGGCACCTATGGCGGGTACACCAGCCAAGCAAACGGCATCAACTTCGTCGGTGCCTATTACACCTACTACGAGGGTGAGGCACGCAACAAAGCGATGTCGGTGCCGACGATCAGCCGTGCCCGCGACCTGCTCGCATCCGTGATCGCATCCACCAAACTGTGCATGTACGCCGAACGGTGGAACGAAACCGACATGGAAATGGAAGAAGTTGACCTTGCCCCTCGAGCATGGCTACGCCAACCCGACCCGTCCGTCCCGTACGCCACCCTCATGTCATGGACGTTGGACGACCTGTTCTTCTTCGGTCGTGCGTTCTGGTACATAACCAGCCGCACCGCTGACGGCTTCCCCGCGTCATTCACACGGCTTCCTGCTGGCACCGTCACCACCCAAGATCAGTCCGGGCCGGTGTGGTTCGCCCCGTCAAGCGAAGTGTATTTTCAGGGTGGGATGATCCCGCCTGAGGATTTGGTGCAGTTCATCAGCCCGGTGCAAGGCATCATTTACATGTCCGAACAGGCTGTTGCGACCGCTCTTCGCCTTGAGGAATCCCGTTACCGCAACGCTCAATCTGCCATGCCGTCCGGCGTACTGAAGCAGACTGGTGGTGAGCCGTTGTCGGCGCAGGAATTGGCCGATCTTGCGGCCGCGTTCAACAATGCACGCATGTCCAACCAAACAGCCGCACTCAACGAATTTTTGGATTACAGCGAAACTAAAGCGTTGCCCGACAACATGCTGATGATCGAATCCGCCGAATTCCAAGCCAAAGAACTGTGCCGCCTCACCAACATCCCGTTCTATTTGGCTGGTGTCAATATCGGGTCGTACCAGTACACGACCAGCCGTGGAGCACGCGAGGATCTGTACCTGTTCGGTGCACGCCAATACTTGGATTGCGTGTCACAGACGTTGAGCATGAACAACGTGCTACCGCGAGGCACCTACGTCAAATTCGACATTGACGACTATCTCGAAGGTGTCATGGAAGATGCCATGGAAGAAATGCCCGAAACCACACGAACCCCCGACACCGAACCATTGGAGAACTGATGCACATTCAACTATCAGCAAGATTCGCCCTCGACGTGCAAGCCGAAGCCGGTGAAACGTCCGGCCGCCGCGAAATCTCCGGCCTTGCAGCCCCCTATCAGGTGTCCGCCACGGTGAGCGGTGGCGAATCCGTCATGTTCGCCCCCGGCTCCCTGCCCGTTGACGGCAAAGCCCCCAAACTGTTCATGTACCACGACGCATCACAGCCGGTCGGCCTTGTTACCGAACGACGCGAAGCCGCCGATGGATCGGGCATGCTTTTTACCGCCAAAATCGCCGCCACAGCCGCAGGCGACGAAGCGTTGCAACTGGCCAAAGAAGGCGTGTTGGACAGCGTTTCCGTGGGTGTCGACGTCATCGACTCCTACCAAATGGAGGACGGCACCACCGTCATCACCGCCGCCGAATGGCGGGAACTGTCACTTGTCCCCATTCCGGCATTTGCCAGTGCTACCATCACCGATGTGGCCGCCTCGGCGGACACGACTCCCGACACCGAAAACCAGCAAATCCTGAACGAGGAGAACGAAGTGTCTGAAGTCGAAGCCGCCGCCCCCGAAGCCGCACCCACCAACCCGCTGATCCAATTCGCGGCCCCGAAGAAGGCTCCCCGCCTCCCCTCGGCCGGTGAGTGGATGGCCGCATACCACATCGGCGGCGAAACCTTCGCCAAGGTGAACAGTCAGGTCGTCGACTGGAAGAAGGAAAACCAGTCCACGTTCGAGGCCGCCGCTGGCGATGTCATCACCACCGACACGCCCGGTCTGTTGCCTGTCCCGGTGTTGGGCCCGTTGGTGCAGAACATCAACTTCGTTCGCCCCGTCGTGAATCGTTTGGGTGCCCGTGCCTACCCGGACGGCGGTGCACAGAAGACGTTTGTGCGTCCGACCATCACCACGCACACGTCGGTTGCTGCACAGGCCGCCGAACTGAACGCAGTGTCGGCCACCACCATGGTGATCGCATCCAACACGGTTCAAAAGACCACTCTTTCGGGAGCCGTCACTCTGTCCGTCCAAGACATGGACTTCACGTCGCCCGCCGCCATGCAGTTGATCCTCAACGACCTCATGGGCGAATACATGTTGGCGAGCGACAACAAGGCGGCAGACGATTTGCTGACCGCCGCCACCTCGAGCGGCGTGTGGGATGGCACCACCACCGACCTCATGAAGTCGATCTACGACGCGGCAGTCGACGTGTCCAACGGAACCAACTTCTTCCCGGACACCATCTTCGTCAGCCCGGACGTGTGGGGTCAGATGGGTCAGTTGGTGGACGGCTCCAACCGTCCCGTGTTCCCGTACGTCGGTTCGGCCGGTCTGCAGGGCTTCAACGCTCTCGGCGGCGGCAACGCCACCACATGGGTCGGCTCCAACCCGCTCGGCCTCGAGATCGTCGTGGACAGCAACTTTGCTGCCAAGACCATGATCATCACCAACAGTCAGAAGGCGTTTGAGTTCTACGAGCAGGTTCGCGGCCTCATGTCCGTCGAAGTGCCCTCCACCCTCGGCCGCACTTTCTCCTTCTACGGCTACGTCAGCACCTTTGCTGCCGTGTCGTCGATGATCCGCAAGATCACGCAGGCCTGATCGGAGGGGCCGCCACATGGCGACCTACACAGTCCAATACGGAGTCATAGTCCCCGGCTACGTCACCGCCACCACGTTGACCCCAAACGAGATCGTGGTGGGCGGATCGGTGACAGTTGCAGGCGTGGGAGCGGCGTACAACGGCACGCACACGGTTTACGCCCTCCCACAATTCCTGCCCGTCAACGTCGACAGCGACGGCATCATCGAATACGACTACTCGTATCCGATCGCCAACGCGGTCATGTGGGCATCCAGCCAAGACCCCGAAACGATCAACGCCATCACCGGCACGATCGCCTACACGCCTGTTTGCACTTGGATTACCTACACGCAAATACAGGACTGGTTGGGTATCACGCTCGCTGGCGGTGCTGAAACCGCGTTTCTGACGCAGTGTGCGGCCGCCGCTAATGCGTTCTGCTTCCGCCGTCGCCAAGAGTCCGGGTACATCGACGCACTGGCCACCAGCCCGTCCGGCGATGTCACGTTGGGCACCATCATGTACGGCGGAGCGTTGTACCGTCAGCGTGGGGCCATTGACCAGTTTGCGTCGTTTTCCGACATGGGGCAAGCACCCACCACCGGCCTGTCGCCGCTCATCAAACAACTGCTCGGCATTTCGAGGCCGCAGGTCGCATGAGATGGCCTACACAGACCTTTTCAACGAAGCGATTGACGACCTGTCAGCCACGCTTGCCACGATCAGCGGACTCCGGGTCGTTACCGATCCCGCCAAAATCAACCCACCCTGCGTCTTTTTGGATGCACCATCGTGGGAATCATGGAACGGCAACATCGTAAAAATGACCTTTCAGGCTCGAGTGTTCAGCCTCGGCCCCTCCAACTTGGACGCACTCCGCGACATCCTGTCGATCTGTGCAAAGTTGCTGGAAAAAAACGTGGCGGTGATGGACGGCCGCCCGGTATCCATCCAAATCGGCGGCCAAGAATTCCCCGCCTACGACCTCACAATCCCCCTACAGGCACAGGCAGGTTGACAATGGCACTCCGCATCATCTCCACCCGTATCGGCGAACTGGGAGCAATCTACGAGCCTGTGGAAGGCATCAACGTGGAAGCGTTGATAGCCGGAGGTTTCGTTGAGGAAGTCCACACCGCAGGTGGCAAATCTGCTAAAAATAAGAACACGGCTCCCGACGCTGGCAACAATCCCAAGGAGTAATCATGGCCACGTCGACCTACCTGTCCAACCCTGTCATCACGATCAACGCAGTCGACCTGTCCGACCAGTGCACGTCGGCCACCATCAGCCAAGCGTTTGACCAGTTGGAGAACACCGCGTTCGGTGACACCGCCCGCAAGTACACGGCCGGTTTGCAGACCAACAGCATCACCGTTGAGCTGTACTGGTCGACCGCTTCCACCGAAACCTATGCCAGCCTTAAGTCGCTGGTGGGCACGTCGACCAACATCACCATCAAGGGATCGTCCGCCGCCACATCGGCCACGAACCCGCTGGGCACCCTCACTGGCGGGTTCTTGGCTGAACTCCCCGTTGCCTACACGCTCGGAGAACTCGCTACCGTGTCCGTCACCTTCAACGGTGGCACATGGGCATGGTCGGAATCCTGACCTGAACAAAACCCGAAAGGCCCGACATGAAACTGCACCTGAAGGTCGACATCGGTGACGGCCCGTTTGTCGTCACCACCAACCTGCAAACCGTGATCGCATGGGAACGCAAATACCGCAAGAAAGCCGGTGACCTTGCGTCCGGCATCGGCATGGAAGACCTTGCTTTTATGGCGTGGGAATGCTGTAAGCGTGACAAGGTGGTCGTGCCCGTCGAATTTGACTCGTTCATCAGCCGACTGGCAGAACTCGAGGTGGTGTCGGAAGAAGTGGTCGGCCCTTTCTCCCCGGCACCTACCGACGCTCCTTAGCAGAACTGCTAATCAGCACCGGCTGGTGGCCACCTGATGTACCATTTGACTTTGAGGACGTGGCGACCGTGGCCGCCATCATCAAGGAGTCAAAGCGATGACCGCGAGCATCAGGGTGGAAGGAGTAGCCGAAACGCTTCGCATCCTGCAACGCATCGACCCTGAACTCCGCCGTCAACTCATCAAAGACCTAAAGCAGGTCACCAAGCCGGTTACCAACGCCATCAAAGGCAACTACACCGACCAACTGCTGTCCGGC